ATTTTCCTTTTTCTCCCCAGACCAGACAAGCCAAAACGATTCGCCGTTTAAAAATCCCGACGCGCTATGATTAAGGCCTAATGGATACAGTCGCCGCCTTTCCGATACTGGGTAGTAATGAGCCTCGTATTCATACGCCGTACCGAGATGAGCTTCCGACGCGTGGAACAGAGCTAATCGAACTAGCTGAGCGTTTAGGTGAACCTTTGATGCCCTGGCAGGAACTGGTAGCCCAGGAAGCGCACAGATTTAGGGAAGATGGCCGGTGGGCTTTTAGCCAGGTGGGCATTTTGGTATCTAGGCAGCAAGGCAAGAGCCATCTCATGCGACTTCGCGTGGTTATGGGGCTAACGGAGTGGAAAGAGAAGCTACAGATTCTCAGCGCTCATAAGCTGGCTATTTCGCTAGAGCATTTTAACCAGGTCGTCGAGCTATTTGAGAATCACGACTGGCTTTCCTCGCAAGTAAAGAATATTCGGCGGGTCAATGGCCAGGAAGAAATCACCATGCTCAATGGATCTCGATTTAAGGTTGTCGCTAATAACGCAGCCGGTCGAGGCTATGCCGGAGCCGAATCTATTTACCTGGACGAATTACGCGAACATAAAGACTATGGCGCATGGTCAGCGATTAGCCGGACACAGTTAGCGGCCAAGAATCCCCAACTCTGGGCGTTCTCTAATGCTGGCGACGCGACTTCCGTCGTCCTCAACGAATTACGCACACGCGGACATAACACAGTTGAAGGCGTAAAGGATTCTTTACTGTGGATGGAATGGAGCGCTAAGCCTGGGTCAAGTCTTGACGACTTAGACGCATGGAAGGCAGCGAATCCGGCGATGGGTCGCTCGGTTCATTACGAAAACTTGATGGCCGTAAAGAATGAACCTGAAGCTGTGGTACTAACTGAGAATCTTGGCATTTGGGTCGATACTATGGTTTCGCCCTGGTCGCCTGGCGCTTGGGCTAATTGCGTAGATCTAGATTTAGAACTTACCAACGATAGACCAACATTCCTGGCTTACGATTTAACGCCTCGACGCGACCGCTGCGCTCTCGTTGCTGCGCAAGTAGTAGATGGCAAAATAGCCGTTGGGTTGCTTCATGAATTCGACAGCCAGACCGCGCTTGATGATTTACAGATAGCGAATGCGATAGCGCCCTGGGTGCGAAAGTACGATGTAAGCCATGTGAGCTTTAGCAAGAACACCGGAGCCAGCGTAGCCGCTCGATTACAGGCAGCCGGTATTCAATGTAAGGCTGTAGATGGCCGAGAATTCGCTCAGGCTTGCGACGAGATGTTATCGGCTATGGAAAATGGCAGACTTTCCCACGCAGATCAGAATTCGCTAAACAAAGCAATCGCTTCCTGCGCTCGTATCAACTTTAGCGACGGGGGATGGATTATTGGCCGTCGAGCGAGCAACGATAACGCGACCGCAGCTGTAGCGACCGCGATGGCTATTCACGATGCGTCAAAACCTATTGCCGATGTTGATATTCTCGTCGGTTAAAAATTGACTATGATACAATTTTACGCTATATGGCAATCTTAGACTTCTTCCGCGTTACCGAGAATCAAAATCGGATTTCCGCAGCGCTGACTGAGCGCTCTCACGTTGACGTTGAGGCTGGACTTGCTCCTCTCAACATCGTAACCCCGATGGGATGGGGTGCGTTCGCGTTGACGTGTTCACGCGAGCAAGCGCTACAGGTTCCGGCTGTGGCGCGTGGACTTGGAATCATCGCTGGCACAATTTCCAGCATTCCGCTTGAAACAAAATTGAAAAGCGACTGGACGGAAGTAGAATCTCCTCGCGTAATCAACCAGCCAGACCCGCGCGTACCTGGATCAACTGTTTATTATTATCTCGTTCAAGATATGAAATTATTTGGCGTAGGTTATGGTCAAGTATTAGAAGTGTACGCAGAATTTCCAAATCGAATCAAATCCTGGACGCGTGTAGCGCCGGAAAGAGTTACGCCACAATATAACGCGCTCGGAACTGAAGTTATTGGCTATCAACTTGACGGAAAGAATGTGCCTTTAACTGGCGTTAATTCCATTATCGCTTTCCCTGCTGGGGATGGTATTTTATCCATCGGTGGCCGTACGATTCGCACAGCGCTCGAACTAGAAAAGACCGCATACAACTTCGCAAACGAACCAACGCCTTCAATGGTTCTCAAATCAACTGGCACAAACCTTCCGGCAGATCGTATCCGTCAATTACTCGACGCATGGAAGATTTCGCGCCAATCTCGCGCAACCGCTTTCCTTAATGCCGATGTAGAAATGACCGCGGTAGGATTTGACCCTGAAAAACTTCAACTTAATCAGGCTCGTCAATATCTAGCGACAGAAATTTCGCGCCTTGTTGGTATTCCTGCCTGGTATTTATCAGCTGACGTTAATTCCATGACGTATAGCAACGTAGTGTCCGAGCGCCGTTCACTCGTTGATTTTTCTTTGCGTCCATTACTAAAAGCCGTCGAGCAAAGACTTTCCATGCCTGATTTTACGCCTAATACCCAAGAAGTCGTATTTGATATGGACGATTTCCTACGCGGAAACCCATTAGAGCGCGCACAGACTTTAGAAATCCTCGTCCGGTCAGGAATTATGACTATCGAGGAAGCTAGAGAGGAAGAAGATCTAATCAAATGAAAATAAATATGCCGATGAACATTCTCGCAGCTGATAGCGACGCTCGCACCATTACTGGTCGCATCGTTACCTGGAACGAGGCTGGCTATACCAATGCTGGCAAAACTATTTTCGCTCAGGATTCAATCGCTCTCAAACCTATTAAATTATTATTAGAGCATCAAAACACGCAACCAATCGGACGCGTTCTCGAATTTAATCATGTAAACGACGAAAACGGAACCCCAATCGGTATTGATGCGAGCTTCAAGATCGCGAAAACATATCTCGGAGATGCTGCTTTGGAAGAAGCCGCTATGGGATTACGCGACGGATTTTCGGTGGGCATCAAGCTCAACGAATGGAAAGAGGAAGATGGCGCATTCCGCGTTCTCTCCTCAAATCTCGTAGAAGTCAGCCTAGTCGAATCACCGGCTATCGATTCTGCGCGAGTTTCTGAAGTAGCTGCTTCAGAAGAACCACAAAAGGAAGAAGAAGAAATGACCGACACCCCAAAGACGACCGAGCCTGAGGTTTCGGTCGAATCAACAAAGGTCGAGGCTTCTGCTCCTGTCGTCAATGCTCCTGTTTACACCGCACCTCGCGTAAACATGAACATTTCCGCTGGACAGTACGCACTCGCACAAATCCAGGCGCAACGTGGCGACAGCAACGCGCGCGACATCGTTGCTGCTCTCGATGCTGCTACCACAGCTGAGAACATTGGCGTAGTACCTCCAACATACCTCCGCGACATTATCGGAATTATTGACGATTCCATGCCATTCGCTATGTCTCTCGAGCAAGGCACACTTCCAGCTTCAGGAATGAAGTTCTATCGTCCATTACTTGGAACTCAAGCAACCACAGCTGTTACCGCTGAAGCTGTTGAGTTTGATTCAACCGATACCACAATCACCAGCAAAGAAGTCGATGTAGTCAAAATTGCTGGCGCAAACAAGGTATCCGTCGAACTTTTAGAGCGTTCAGATCCAGCTTATCTCGATGTATTGCTTCGCGAACTTGCTGCTTCATGGGCACAAAAGGCTGACGCTTATGCTTTCAGCATCGCCGCAGGTGCTACTGGCACATCAACTGGCGCAACTCTTTATGCTGCTATCGCAGACGGAATTGCTGACTCTTTCGGCGTTCTCCGTCGCACACCAAATCGCTTCCTTGCTGATACTGGCAACTTTGGCGAATTGCTTGCTGCTGTTGATGATAACAAGCGACCACTATTTGCTGCTGCTGCTCCACAGAACGCTGCTGGTCTTATGACCCAGGGTTCAACCGCTGGAACCATCGCAGGTCTTGGCCTTGTTGTTGATCCAAATATCGACACAGGCACAGGCGTTAAGGGAATCATTTACGCTTCCGACGCAGCAACCTTCTATCGCGGAGCAGCACAACAAATCCGCGCAAACGTCGTTTCAACTGGCGAAATTGAAATTGGCGTTTATGGCTATGTAGCAACTTGCGCAAAGTATCCAACTGCTTTCCGCTCGCTCACAGTCGCCTAATAAATAACTAATCTGAGAGGGAGGCGTGTTGCCCCGAGCGCCTCTCTCTCGCTCGTAAGGAGATCTCATGCCTAGCATTGTTACCGCATCGCAACTGCGCTCTGTGTTAGGCGTGAGTTCTTCGCTCTATAATGACGCATATCTTGATGGCATTATCGACACCGCTGAAGGCGTAATTCTTCCGCTTCTTACTGAGCATGAGGCAGCAATTCAAGGCGTGGAATTAGTCGATAACGTCGCTTACTTCTACACAGTACGCCCACACGGATTCGTAGAAGGCCAGATTGTAGTAATTAACAACGTCGGAGCACCTTTCGATGGTTCTCGCGCTGTAACTGACGACATCGCAACGTTCTACACAGTAAATCGCATGGGCTTTAATATTATTTATTCGCAGGTATTTACTCAAAGCATTACCAACGCAGACATTGAGCGCAGACCAATAATCCCGACAGGTCGCGCCACACTTTCCGGCAAAGATGCTGCCACCATTTACGCAAACAATCAAAATGTAGAATCTGCCGTCCTAGTCGTAGCTGTCGAAGTATTTCAATCTCGCACAGCTCCTGGCGGACAAATTGAAG